ATCTTCTTCTTCGTTGCGGCGCTGGTGTCAGCACCCGCTCCGGAGAGGATTTCGGTGTCGACCTTGTTCTGGATGGCCTTGATAGCCTCGGCACGTGCCCAATTGAGGAAGTACGAAAGGTCGGTGCTGACCTCGCGGGTGAACGGGAGTTTCGCGGCCACTTTGGCAAGGCCACGGGTCTTTTCCTCCGCGGTGGCAGCGTCGGCGGTAGCCGGGGCTGCGCCCTCGTCCACATAGTCGGTGTTATCCGTGAACGAGCCTTCGATCCACAGGACGACGCTCTTGTCCTGCGGCACGTCCTTTCGGGTGATGTTGCCAAGGAAAACGAGGCGACCCTGCGCGTCGGCGTTGATTTCGGTGTCGCCCATCGTGCGGAGGATGCTGCCCGTCATAGCGGTGGTGTCGAGTTTGACCTCCATCTTGGCGGACACCCTCTTGCCCTCGACCACTTCGGCGACGGCTTTCTTGAAGTCCTCGGATTCGATGGTCTTGCAGATGGCCTCGCTGACGGTCTGCTTGGAGGCCTTGTGTTCGTTCATCGCCGCGTACATCTTGGCGATGCTTTCGTCGAGGTTGGCGATGCTGGCCTTAACCTCGTCGATGGCGGCCTGGTCGGTCTTGCCGTTCAGCGTCTGCTCCAGCGCCGCTTTTTCTTCGCGCAGGGCCTTGACTTCGGCCTCAAGCGCGTCGAGTTGTTCTTTCAGTTCCATTTCGTTGTCGTTTTGGTTGTTGTTGATTTCGTCGCCCTTGCGCTCGGTGTTGGTCACGGTTGCCATAGGGTTGGCGGCGCGGCTGACGACGCTGATTTCATAGAGATACACGTCCGTAAGGATGCGCGTCACGCCGCTCTTGCGGTCTGCGCTATCCTCTGCGGGGTATTCGGCTGCTTTGGCTGCGTAGCCGATGGAAAACTCGTTGAGAGCGCCGTCCTCAAGCAGGGTGGCGGCATCCTTTCCGAGTGCGGTGTTGCTGATTCTTGCGCGGAACATAAGGCCGCGCTCGTCCTCCTTCATCTCCTCAATCACGCCGATGACATCGTCGAAGTTGTGCTGCCAGCAGAGTTTCGTCCGCTTGGCATCTTCGCTGGCCAGGAACGGGGCGAAAGCCCCTGCCTTGATGACATCGCCGTAGGAGTCCACGTTGCCGAAGTACGCGCCGTAGCCCTCGACGATGAGGTGCTGGTCGTCCCGCGTGGCTTTCACTTCCGGGCAGATGATGGACTTGTGTTCGATTTTCGTTTCCATACGCGGTTGCGTTTGTTGCTAATTTAAGCGGGCAAAATCGCGGTCGTATGGTTTTTGATATGGATATAAGGCGAAAACAAGAAAACGCCCCAAATCGGCTAAAATGGGGCGTTAAATAAAAGAGGGCGGTCGCCCGCCCTCTCCGTCATTTAGAAACGAGTTTCGGATTGTCCTCTATCGGCTCAAACTCCTCGCAGGTTTCTTTGTTCATCCTATACGGACATCGCTTGATAGTCCGCTTTTCCTCATTGACGCAGGCATCGTCTATCTCCTCCTGGCTGGAGGCCGAGGCAACGATCGTCCACGGCAAATAATGTTTGCAGAATTCCGTCATATCAGTTAAACCAATGACGGACATCTACGGGGTAATACTTCAACTGCTGGCCGTTGATCGCCCGGCGTGCGTCGGCGACTGACCAGTAGGCGTGTTCGCGGTCGCCGTCCACGACATAGACAATCTGCATCGGCGACTCGGTGGTGGCAATTTCGTGGCCCTTATAAGCGGCCAGCGAGGTAACGGAAGCGAAAGTGAAAGTAGCCATAGTGGTGTGGTGGTTGGTGGTTGCTTTTGTTTTACGTTGCAAAATTACAAATCTTTTTTGATTCTGCAAAACTTTTTTCACTTTTTTTGAAAAAATTTTTCAAAGTTCCGTCAGCCCGTTGTCGGAAGGCAGGTAGATGGCCGTGCAAGAGCAGTTGATAATCTCGCTGGCAGGCGCACCGAAGCGCTCGTCCATAGGCTCCTGCATAGGGAAGCCACCCACCGTGAACATCTCCTCGCCGGGGATCGTCACCCCGTCAACGGCTTCGTGCGTTTCGCGGGTGTTGATGCCCGCGATGCTCCACGTCTTCTCGTAGGGTATGCCCAGGGCCTCGACCGCAACGCGCCCGCCTATGTTCATCGACTTCATCGCCTCGGTCTGCACAATCCTTCGGACCTGCCAGCGCTTTATCTCGTCGTACATCTTCAGCGTTTCGCGGTAGAGCAGTTTCGTGATGGCCTCAATACCGAGGGTAGACACGGGCACGCTGACCATCTCCCCGGCGATGCTCACCAGCGTTTCCCCCGCATAGATGGCGGCGAGCGTCGCCTGGAGCCAGCGGGCCACCGTCTGCCCCATAAGGACGATGCGGTCGCCGAGGTTGGACGCGCACCACTCCATAATGGCCCTGGCGAAGATGTCCGTCACGTCGGCCTTGCGCGATAGCATCCTATTGGCCACCTCGGTCGCCGAGAGCATCCCATCCGTGCGGTAGATGTCCGTAATCAGCGGCAGCATCCACGGCTCGGAGTACTCCACCTCCTCGGCCCACCTTTGCGGGGGCACGCCCCGCCGCCGTAGGTCATTGAGCGCGGCCTTGACGCTGGCCTCCCGCTTGCCCGCAATCTTGCGCTCATACCCGCTGACGGCTTGCAGGGCGTTGACCCTGCTTGCCGCCTGCCGTGCCCGTTGTAGGGGCGTTATCCTTTTGCGCTTCGCCATCGTCTATACCTCCACAATAGCCGCTTACTGAAACAATCGCAGCGCTCGGCGATTACCGTCCAATGATGAGAGCGCTTGATTTTGAAGCACACGCCCGTTTTATACACCTCGGAATCGGAACGGAAGTGCCTGCACATACCGCAACACTTGCGCGTGACTTTCGGAAGCAAAGGTTTGAAAATCTCCATACTTATCTTTTGCGTTGTTCTATCTTGCGCTGCTGCTCCGCATACCGTCCGCTTTCGACACACGCCCGGCAGAATAGCGCGGGGTGCTGCAAGCGGTCAAAGATGCGGCACTCGTCGCAGGGGTTACTCTGCCCTCTCGTTGATGTCGCCGCCGAACTCATCGCCGAACATCGTGCCTACGTTCAACATCGGCTTGTCGTAGATGCCGCCGGGATTGGCCGCCCCCTCCAGCGCGTCATATCCGTAAGCCTCGCGCAGTTCGTTGAGGCTGGCGTGCATAAGCGTAAGATTCTGCAACACGTCCTTCGGGTCGTCCTGCAGCACGTCGATCTTGTCGGTGTTCACTTCCAGCCGCAGGCGCAGGTCGGCATCCTTCAGCCGCAGGGCCTTTGAATTTCTCCGCAGGTAGTCCATAAAATCTTCGCAGAAGATGCGGATGCGGGGCAGGGCCGCGCTTTCGTAGAGCGCCTTCTTCGCCTGCTTCGCATTTTCGTACTTGCTCTGCCCGTAGTACAAGTCCATCGGGATGCCGTAGGCGAAGCAAAGGGCCGTGACCGCCTCCTTGCTTGAATCGAGGATGCTCAAATCTACGGGCGTGCTGCCGATGGTATGCACGTCGATGGCCTGCCGGAAGAACTTTGTCTTGTTGGCGTTCTCAATCTTGTTGACTTCCTTTTCCACCTCCGCCGCCACCTGCGGAACGACGAAGCCGTCCTTGTCCCGCGCGGGCGTGATGATTGCGTTCACACCGCCGTTGCCGATGGCCGTATTCAGCCGCTCCTTGCCCTTCTTCAGCAGGGCCGCATCGTAGGCCGCAGCCACCAGCGGGCTAAAGCCAAAGAACGTGTCATCGTCAAGGTTGTAGCGGAACGATTGGAAGTAGGTGTCGTTGGGGATGGGCTGGCCGTTGACCGCCCCCGTGATGCCGATGCCCCGGATGGGGAACGTCACGCCGCCCTTCTCAATCAGCACGCGGTTGCCAGCAGGTATGTACATACCGCGAATCTGCCCCATCTTGCTCCCGACGGCTGCGCGGTCGAAGTACACGAAAGCGTCGCCGAATACGTCGAAGTTCGTGTCCCAGGCGTAGAGGAAGCGGCTGCGCGTGAAGCGGTCGTTGGGGTGTGCCAGCAGGTCGAGAATCCAATGGCGCTCGATTTGGTTGTTGTTTTCGTCCAGCAGTTCGATGTACTTGCCGCACTCTGCCACGGCGTTGGCGATGCGGTCTATGATTCCGTACACGGCGCTGCTGGTGCGGTATGCTTCGTAGAGGTCCTGGCGGTTGAAGTCGCCGAAGTCGATTGTCCCCGCCGCGAATTGCAGCAGGCGTTTGAGGTATTCGTTGGCCTCGTTGGTGTCGGGGGTGTAATACCCCTTCGTTTCTAATTCTTTGATGCGGGCGTTCAATGCCTTGATTTCAGCCCCTCGGTTAAAGATGCTCATAGTTATTTCTCCCCTAATTTGTTTGCGATTCCAAGCCGCCGTAAATGCGTGCAGCAGGCGTAGCTGATGCTATCACACAAATGGTCATTGCCGTCCTGGGGCTTGTTTATATATTTCGTCTTGTCAGTCTTTGAGGTCTGCCAGCGGTAGTTGCGGATTTCGTGGTCTATGTTCGCACCGATGAAGCACACATCGAAATACTTGAGGTATTCTATGCGCCCCACTTTGTCCGTATTGATAGCCGCCATAGCCCAAAGGCCGTGGTTGATTTTCATTTCGCGTATCTGCTCCGGGCGTGCCGGGTCGCAGTAGATTTCGCCGTCGCAGCGCTGGATGCCACCCACCCAATCGCGCACATCGTCTATCTGCCAGCCCACGAAGCCGCGTGCCGTCAGTTCGTTGTCGAAGTTCGTGAGCGGGATGTCCTGCCCCTCGCAGGATAGGACACCGCGATTCCACTCCAGCAGGCGGTCGCCGACCTTGTGGGTGCGCCTGCGATTCAGTATGTCGGTACGGATTACGCGGGCGATGTCTGCCGTCAGCATCCCCGTTTCGTAGAGAAGTTCACGCAGCCAAATGGTGTGCGTTTCCGCATCGAAGGTCACGCGCACCACGGCGGCGCTATCTTGACTGAAACCCCAGTCGATGCCGTACCAGCAGGGCAAGGCCGTAGGCCAATCCGCGTCCGTGCGCTCTTTCCATCCCTTGTAGATAAGCCCTTCCTTGTGGCGGGCAAAGTGACCCAGCCACACATTTTCGTACTTCTCCGGGTCTAACTCCTTGCATTTCTCCGCAAGGGCTACATAGTCAGCGGAAAGGTGCTTGTTGTTGAGATAGGTGGTGTGGATATAGGTTATGTCGTCCTTCGTGCCGTTCCACACATCTTCGATACCCTTGTCGGCAAAGAAACGGCGGTAGAGAAAATGCTCGGTATCGGGAGGGTTTGCCACCAGCCACACCTCGCCCGGCGTGTCCTTGTATCGGATTGATAGGTCGATGGTGTCGAATACCACCTCGTCCACAAGTTCCTCGCTTTCGTCGTTTACCCACATTTTCAAGTTGGGTATGGATTTGAGGGCTGCGGTGTTGATACCCGTGCTGGTCTTTATGCCGCGAAAGAGGATGCGGCCACCCGTCCGCTTGTTTACGATGTCGTTGCCCGACTTCTCAAAGTCTGCCTGCAAGCCCAGCCGCTCTATCTTGTCAACAAATTCGGGAAGGACTGACACCTCTGCGTTAACGAGGGTGTAACGGGTAAAAAGGATTGTGCCGTCATCGTCGTAGGTGCGGTCTATCAGCGCCGTAGATACTGAAAAGGACTTCGCCGAGCCACGGCCACCGAGGATGACCTTATAGCGCGTACCCCCTCGCTGGAATAGCGGGAGGTACGGCGAATCCTTGCTTATCTTGATACGCGGGCGCATTGTCAGTCGATTTCGATTTCGGGGCGGGTGTCACTATCTTGCTCAAGTGTTATGTTCAGTTTGGACTCTCCGAGGATTTCGGCCAGGTCACGAAGGTCTTTGATTGATATGCCCCGGTCGCTTCCCTCCAGCGCTTCGCGGACTATGCGCTCTTGCTTCGTAAGTCCGCTTTTCTCCTTTTCTCGCAGCACATAAAGCACCGTTTCGCGCAGCGTTCTATTCTCTATCCGTTTCGCCACCGAAAGCGCCTGCATCTCCGTAGCAAGCCCGTTGCGAATCGGCGAGTTCTTCCCCTCCGTGTTGCCCTTTGTAAAGCGGCCTTTATTATCTCGTCCCGGTGCTGCCATAATCACAAGTATTTTTGCAGCCGCCCCATCTCAATCTCTATCGAGCGCAGCAGGGATTCGTCACCAGGCTCCGGCATATAGAAGCCGTTTTCGTCGCCCCAGCGCTTGAAGCGGTCAATGGCGGTGCTGGTTTCCTCCTTCGTCAGCTCTGCGGTGCTTCGGATCGTTTCTATCTCGCCCGCGTATTTGTCCTCCGTCTTGCGGATGAATATGTCGGGGTTGACAAGCCGCTTGAAATACCACTCTTTGACAAACTCAAGGGTGTTGCCCGTGTCCATAGCCACGACTCCGACAAGAAGGTGCAGATAGTTGTTTTGGTTTCTCGACTTCGGCGCAATCTCTCGCAGTTCCACAAACGAGCCGCGTTCCAATAGGATGGCGCAGCGCCGTTGGAAGCGCTGGCGGTCGAGTTTGTCGCAGAGGTTGAGTTTCATTTCGTGTAT